TGCTGATCAGACGTGAGAACGCAATTCTCTTTAATGAAAGAGACAACATCCATCAAAAATAACCCCTCATTTTTGTAGATCAGTCTATTTTTGCAGTTAGCTTCTTTATCATGGAAACAGCGCGCGGCTGGTCTTTCAACCGATCCACAAGATCATCGAGATCATCGCTCAAAAGATTATTGGCAAGAAGCTGCGAACGTCTGTGATCAGCGCCACCCATCTGACGGATCAGATACGCCAGCTTCGGGCGGTAGATGTTACGCTCTCTAGCGGCCTCGCGCAGATCAAGAATTGCCGACTTTATGCCGGCTTGTCCTTTTTGATCGCCTGCATCTGCCGGCCCACCCCGCCGGCGATGAACAACCGCTCCGCCGACCGCCCTTTTGAGTACGCCTGCGCCTCGATCTGCTGCTTGATCGCCTTCGCTGCGGGGCTGTTCGGTCCACGCTGCTCTACGGCCATCTGGTACATTTCCTGCAAGGTAGCCATCGTAATTGTCCCTAAACAGAACCTGCGTATCATACTCGACATATCGAGCAGACGACACACCATCGACGGCAGAAACCGTGTCGATGGCCTCCAGCATTTTCTTTTGAGCTGCCGGAATGCCATCAACGCCGTTTTTGCCGAACTCAGGGATGTATTGTAGGCGAATACCAACATATTCGCCAACATTTTCACCACCTGCCGCGCGATTTTTAGCGCGGAAGTCGGTCACAAAGGTAAAGCCGGCATCGACCCCCAACTGGTTGATGGTTTGGGTAACCCGATCTACTACATCTGGTCCAACTTTCTTGGTGAAATAGATCTCCAAGCCCGGATTGGCGTTCGGATTTGTGCCGGCCTCAATGACTTCGGATAGGAATGTACTCTCCTGATTCCGCTTCTTGGCCTGTTCAACAATTGTGCGGAATGTTGGATTTGGGTCGAAGTTCTGGCGAGTGACGAATTCAAGATCGAAAGCAGGCTCATCAAAGATTTGGCCCTGCGGATCAATGTAGCGGCCGGTCGAAGGCGTTGCCTTCATCATCATGACTTCTGGATCTTTATCCAAAACACCGATGATCGCTTTGTTGTCTTCGACGAACATCTGCGGCATTGCCGGCGCATCAGGACGATCAGGCGACAAGCCGCCAGTAAAGCGACGCGCAATAGCTTGCATTTCATCAAGCGACGCGCGCGCCTGCGCAGGAACAGACTTCGCACGCTCTTCAAGCGTCGCAAGCCTGTTGACCTTCGTGTCCATCCTTTTGATCGTATTTTGCGCCTCACGCACTTCGCTATACAGCGCATCGGCGCGTTCTGCGGCGGCAGCCCGGTCGAGGCCTTCAAGCTCCATAACTGCATTGCGGCGCTGCGCCGCTGTTTTGTAATCGAGAATCCAAGAGTTCTCTTGATAGAAAGCATCCGCCGCGTCGCGCGCTTCTTTTGCTTTCGGATCTGCGATTTCTTTTTTGAGTTTCACGCGCTCGGCAAACGTCGGATCTGTGTCAGCAATGCTGCGCAATTCTCTCAATGCTTCACGATCAGACACGCCGGCAAAGTTAGCTTCCAGCTCAAGCGACCCGCCTTCACCGGCTTTTGTCGTGTAACCTTTCTGGCCCCATGTTTCTTTTTCAAGGAACCACGCAATTGCTTGCAGATCATCGTCGCCGAGATCTTTGAATCGCGGATCCTGACGCAGTTTCTCGGCCGCCTTTTGGAAGACTTCCTGACCAAAGCCGAATTCGCCACCGACCTGAATGCCAGACGGTAGAGCTTCCCCAAGATACCCACCGCCGACGCCGCTTTCAGCGTCTGGTATCAAACGGCTGCGGCCAGACAGGCGGCGCAACAAACGTGCAGCCCAAACGTCAATCGTTGCCTTGTCGGAATAGCCGATCAGGTTGCCAGTGAAGTTTGGTGTCTTCGGCGCGTCGCCAACCTTGCGCTTGCGGAACTCATCGAGCAGCGCCATCATTGTCTGCGGGCTGTTAGCATTGAACAGCGTTTTGCCGTCAGCTTTCGTGATGAGCGGGAATTCGCCTTCCTGCGCTTTTTGGAAAGCAATTTCTTTTGCGCGTGCGTCAAACGCCTTGCCAGTCAAGCCTTCTGCTTCTGCTTGTTTCTTTGCATCAGGCAAAGCTGCTTTCAGATCGCGCAAATGGCCGTTGATGTAGCCAGTGCCGTCTTTGGTGCCCGCGCTGCCCATTTCGCCGCCGGCTTCGAGCCAATCGTCAAGTTTGCCGAGCGCGCGGTCATATGCGCCACGCGAGAACTGCGAGAGAACCTCGATGGTGTTTTCCCAGTTCTGGCGCACGTTTGTCTGCGCGCTGGTTGTGCCGAGCACGTCGGCGAGTACGTCGGCAAAGCCGCCATATTCTTGGCGAAGGCGGTCGCGCATGGTCGAATACCATTTGCGAGCAGCCATGATGACTTTTGCATTCTTGTCGCCTTTGGCTTCTCGATCAGCGACTTCGAGGACTTCATCGGCAAGTTTGGTGGCAAGCTCTTCGACTTTGCCTTGATCCCATTTACCATCTCTGATCACGCCTGTTTCGCCGGGCGCGCGATGGAATTCATATGCCTCTTGCTTGATCTTCAGTTCAGGAAGACCTTCATCATTGAATTTGACGTTGCCTCTTGCATCGCGCTCAAATCCGACGACTTCAAACGGTGCCCAGCCTTCTGACTCTGGATATTTCGCTTTTTTCTTTCTGTATGCTTTGAGCGCGGCCTTCGGATCGACCACTGCATCCTTTTCAGGATTTATCTTTGTCTCTGTGGCAAGCTGCGATATTTGATTGCGCTCTTCAGCAGATAGACGGACAGACGCAAGCTCGCGAGCCTCGCGCTCAAGAGCGGTGAACTGCAAGTCTTCATTGCCGCCGGTGATCGGCTGCTGCGCCCGTGCTTCAGCGCCGACCGTGTCTGGATTGTGCGGCGGTTCAGCCTGTCGCGCGATGCGAGCGGCCTCGTCGAGATCCGGCGCGCTTTCAATCAATCGAGATATATCGGAGGCAGCATCGATGCCTTCACGAGCGGCGCCTTTTCCAACGCCACTCACCGCAGCGCGCTCGGCTGCTTTCGTGACAGCGCCGACTGCCGCGCCAGCGCCAAACGGTGCAGCGGCACCGACAGCCGCGAGCGGTGCGAACTTCTCAAGACGCAACGCAGTGGCTTCGTCACCAGCGGCGCGGGCTGCGGCAATCTTGCCCTTCAGCTCGTCGATGTCGCGCAGTGAGTAGATGTTGCCAATGCCGGGCAGCATGCCGCCGATAAACTCGGCGGGGTTCTGTTTAGCAGCCTCGTACATGCCACCTGCAAGCGTGCCGACGTCGCTCAGAACCTGACCGGGGCGCGTGCTGGTGATGTATTCGCCGGTGGCTTGCAATGCAGGGCCGAAACCACGACCGACTGCCTGCGCGCCTTCGATCACGCCTTCCATGCTCGGGCTGATCGCGCCCTGCTCTTCGGGCGGCACAAAGCTCGACGCAATGCGCTTCGACGTGAGCACTGGGCCACCATCGGCAAAGCGGCGCTCAAACGTGCCCATGACGCTGAGATCTTTGCGGGCGGGATTGTAGGACACGCCCACCGGCCCGGCGTTCACGCCGTACTGCATACCCTGCGGCGTCTTCATGACGTTCGCGCCGAAATATTCGTCTGCGTTGAACCCGACGCCATACGACGGCTGCGCGCCCTTGAACGTGGGCTGCACGAACTGCGCCGAGAGCGGGCCGACGCCGACATTAGCGCCGACTGCCTGCGGCTGCCCGGTGACAGGTGCGCCGGCGGCAAACACGCCACCTGATAACGGGCCTGACCCGACACTGACGTCCGCCTGATAGCCACCGCCAATCGTGGGCCTTGCGCTGCTGCGGAGCTCCCGGCTGACGCGGGCCATTGTTTGTGATGGCGTCTCATTAAGCGGCATATGGGTTGCCCTTCGGTCGGTCGTCATGCTGCCGAGGCTCTGGGGCCTCTGGCCGTGTGACGCGGATCATATCACGATCTGCGATGTAGCGAAGCCCCTGCACGGCGGCATCCATCATGTCGTCGTGCGGGATCGAGCCAGAGCCCGAGAACGTGCAGAGCTGCTCGATCATGGGCTCTGCCCAGCTCACGAACTGGCCGGGCACCTTGCTGCTTTCGACGACCCAGACACGCCCGGCGGCGAACAGGGGCGACACGGCGTGCAACCGATCCAGCTTGCCGGCACGGCCGGGATTGTAGGGCGCCGAGATGATGCCTTCGCGGCCGAGCGCCTGTCGCAGGCTGATGCCCGAGCCCTTGTCTTCGATCAGGAGCACGTCGGGCTTGCGGCCGGAATCTTCCATGTAGGCGGGGCCGAACAACGGCTTGAGCACCGAGCGTTCGCGGGGCGCATAGACGGCCTTGAGTTCCTTCTTGGTGCGGGTGATCAGGTCGGGGAAGCCCAGCCGCTCCTGCCAGCAATCGAGCAGGATCACGTCGCGCCTGTCGGCCTTGGGCGAGAACACGCCCCAGACCGTGCAGGCGGAATAGTCGGGATCGGCGCCCGAGCCTGTCTCTTCGGTGAAGGCGGTGTCGAGCGACATGACGATGAATTCAAGCTCGGGCAGCGGCCTGTCGGCTGGCCATTGCTTGATCCACGAGCGGCGGATCACGCCCATTTCTTCGGGGTTGATCACCTCGGCGTGGATTTCCTGCCGGCCGATGGTCGTGCCTTCATAGCGCAGGATCTGATCACGGAACGTGGGCGCCAGATTGGCGAGATTAGCGTAGGTCGAAGCGCGGGTGACGATCACGTCCTTGCCCTCGCGCTTGAGCAGGTTGCGGATGATCGTGTTCGGCTTGGGCGTGGTCGTGCAGATCAGCTTGGGCGAGGAACCCAGACGCATGCCGAACATGAGCAGGTCGAAGGCCTCGTCGGCGTATTGCCACGCAGCCAGCTCGTCGAGCCAGCCGCCGTGAAACTGCGGGCCGCGAAACCGCTCGGGCTTTTCGGCGGTGATGCCCTTGATCAACGAGCCATTGGTCAGCTTCAGCTCAACGTCGGATTTGTTGTATGCCGCGACCAGCTCGCGAGGGATGCAATTGATCAGGCCTGATTCGCCTTCAAAACAAACGCCGATCAGATCGCCATAAGTTGGCGCGGAGACCAGCCAGCGGGTGTTTGGCTGCATGCATCCCCATGCGCCGAGCGTCTCGGCTGCGGTGCGTGTTTTACCGGCGCCACGGCCTGCGAGCAGCAGCCAGATTGTCCAGTCGCCGGGCGGGGGCACTTGATGCTCCAGCCGCTTGTGGATCCAGCCTAGCTGCCAGTCGGCGACCAATTGCTCATATGGCGTCAGGCGGTTCCATGCGGCGAGAAAATCATTTTTTGCCATTGTTCTCGGCCATGGCGAGGAAGGCCATCAGGTTCTCGGTCGGCGCGTTTGTCACCTCGACCTTTGCGTCCACCTCGATCTTGTCGCCCCAGCGTTTGGGCGAGCGTTTGGCCGCCAGCCATTGCAGCGCAGCCAGCTTGACGCGGCTTGATTGCGCATTGCTCTCGGTGCAGCTTTCGGCGATCCGGCCGATCATGTGGGCGTCGTGATCGGCGAGCCCCTCGCGCGCACGCGCGCACTGTGCCTCAAAGGCGGGCTGCTCCGCCATCCACCGATAGACGGTTGCCCGGCTCGGCATATCTTTGTCTTTGCAGATAGTTACGATATCTTCGCCCTCGATCATGCGCTCGCAGATCTTGTCAGCGATTTCCTGTGAAAAGCCTCTCATGTGCAGCGTCCTGTTTGCTGGGTGCCCAGCCCCCGATGAAAGGGGGGCAACGAGGGCTGGGCGGTTGTGCACAACGTGTGGATATTAGAGCGCGGCCATATATGTGGCAATCATCAGCTCCATGCGCTTCCGCTCTTCGGGATCCATTTTGCGCAAAGCTATGACTTTTTTGAGGATTTTCGGTTCGAAGCCGTCAGATTTCGCTTCTGACATGACTTCCTTGATATCGTTCTGGATCGCCTTCTTTTCCTCTTCGAGGCGTTCCAGCCTTTCCACAAAGGCCTTGAGCTGGTTGTTCATTAACTTTCTCCAAAACTGCTTGGGCATTTTCCAAGCACCAGCAGCACGGCTCTGCGCATATTTCGCCGGAATGAAACCCGCAAATCACTAGGGCAAGGTCGTACTGCATCACCTCTTATACCCAGCCTAAAAAAAATTGCAAAGACCAGAAAAAAGTTCTTGTACGCAAAACCGAATCATGAAACAAAGGTGTCAGACCAAACCAAAGGAGCCCAGCATGCCTACCACCGCTACCTTCTCCACCGGCTACACCGACACCTACAAGGGCGACCGCGACGTTCGCGCCGCTTGGCTGCTGACCACCCCGGAAGGCAAGACCTTCTCGGGTCACTCTCTGAACCGCCAGAACGCTGCAAAGACTGCCAGCAGCACGGCAAGCCAGAAGTGCCCCTTCCACGAGTTTGTTATGCACGGTGGTGGCCTGCGCGGGCGCTATAGCTACACTCCTGCTGCGGCGGCCGATTACCTGAAGCTCGCTAAGGAGCGCGGCTTCAACACGATCAAAGCTTACAACGCCGACGCCAAGACCAAACGGGCTGACTGGGTCGCCCGCTGCAAGATCGAGATCGTTGATCTTTAATCCAACCGGGGGGCTTCGGCCCCCCACCAACCAGCCCAAACAAGGAGCCCAACATGACCAGCATCGTTTCAGCCTACGCCACCCCGAAGAAGACTTTCCCGAAGGCCCGCAAGGGCGATGTAGTGGCGATCAAGCATGAGAGCACCTACACCGACGCCAAGACCTTCAAGCGGACCAAGCAGAGCTATTACAAGCTTGCCTATGCCACGAAGGTTGATCGCACCGGCCGGGTGAAGCAGTTCCGCACCGTCACCAGCCCCCATGACGAGCCTGTGGGCGCCACGCATTGGGTCTGCGTGATCTCGGACCCTGACCGTCAGGCGGCTGCACGGGATCTGGCCGCGTCCATCAAGGACAATTATTTCGGCGACGCCGATGCGGTGAAGGCTGCCATTCTCGACCGGATCGAGGCCCTGCGCTAACCAGAAAATAGTTCTTGTACGGATCTTTGATTCGTGAAATAAAGAATCACCAACCCAGACCAAGGAGCACAGCATGAACCTCGACCGCCCCGCCCGCACCGTCGCCGACGTCAATAAGATCCTTGCCTCGCAGGGCCATCCTGAACGCCTCGTGAAGGGCAAGGGGTATGTCTACTGGGCTGAAGGCACCAGCGATGCGTGGGGCAGCTCTATGATCTACGTTTATCGCCTCTCAGACCTGACAATCCGCGAGTATCTTGAGGACCACAACGCCCGCGTCTGCAAGCACATTGCAGACGACTTCAATTACGTCGGCAGCCGCCACCATTACTGATCAACCAGCCCAAGGAGCCCAGCCATGATTTTCGAATTCGACGAACTCCCGATCCGCATTGAGAACCGCCGCCTCTGGGCGTCGGGTCAGGTGTACGTTGAGTACACTGTGAACCCAGCCGAGCCTGACGTTGGCTACATGAGCCGCTGGGCTGAGATCGACGGCCTGTGCGACTGGGAGATCCACCTGACTGACGAGGACGGCGAGGACGTGTTCCTGCCGGCGGAGATCGTGATCCCGCACCTGACCATCGCTGTGCACAAGTGCGACCTCGAAGAATTTATTTACGAGAGCCTGTAAAAAACCAGAAAAAAGTTCTTGTCACGAATCAAAAAATTCATATGATGATTCTCGTAGACCAGACCAACGGAGACCAACATGACACACATCGCAGACCGTTTCGCCCGCATCGAAGCCGAGTACAAGGCCATCAAGAAGCTTTACGAAGCTTCGAAAGCCGAGGCCCTTGAGGCCTGCATGGCTGCCGCCGGCGACGACCTGAAGGCCTATGTTGCCGGCGAAGAATTCGCCCTCGACTTCAGCCTGACGGCCGTCAATTCGTTCTCTGCTGAGCGCGCGCGTTCGTTCCTCACCGAAGAGCAGATCGCCGCCTGCATGACGCAGGGCACCCGCCAGAACCTGAAGCCCAAGCTTCTCGCCAAGATCACGGTGCTGAAATGAGCCGCCTCATCAACCTCTACCGCCAGCTACCCAGCCCGAGCAATCGGGCCAAGCTGGCGGCCTACCTTGCCAAGCATCCGATGGCGACGGTCATGGCCACCGCCGACGAGCTTCACTTCCTCAAATCAAACGGGTTCATCAAATGACAACCTTCTACTGGCGCGGCGAACTCAGGGGCTGGTTCCAGCCCGCAAAAAACGGCCGCTGGCGGGCTCTAAGCCCCGCCGGCACCCTCACCCACCACGACAGCTCTCTCGCCGCCATGGAGGCCCTCCTATGCTCGGCATGACGGCAACCATAAGCGTCCTGATCCTGATTGCCTTGTGGACCTACGATTTTTGGGGCGACCAATGAGCGACCTGCAAACCCGCCTGACCCGTCTCAACATCAGGCACAAAGACCTCGCCTTCATCACGGGCCGCACTGAACGTGCGGTCCATCACTGGGTGTATGGGGTGCGCCCGCTGCCCCGCTGCGCGGATTTGTTGCTGACCGCGATTGAGGAAGGTCGCCTCGACGAGGCGTGGCTGGCGGCACAACTTAGCAAGCACTTAGGCCCAACACGCTAAGTTCGAAACTCGTGAAAAATCAGTGACTTAAGAGTATATATTACAGATATTATATCTTATAATTATATTTAATGGGTCTAAAACGAGTCTAATACTCTCTTCTAATCTCTCTATGGATTGATCTGTATCTGTCTTAGGAGGCCACTATGTGTATTATGTACTCATAAGCCGCTGATTTCATTTCATCTTCGAAAAAAACCGGCGCGAATATCAGGTTTGCTACCTACCCGGCAGCCTTGTACCGCTTGACGGTCGTGCCCTTGAACCTGTGGGCGCCTTCCTCGACGATCAGATGCCCCGAGGCGACCATCTGATCGAGGCATTTCTGCACGTCGGTCTTTTTGTATTTCCGCATGCGGTTGCAGATCACGCCGAACGTCTCGCCTTCGTCGCCGGCTGTCAGGTTCATGATGCGGGCCTTCATCGCCATCAGCGGATTGTCTTTGGCCCGCTCGTTCGACGTCACCAGATCCATCTTTTCGCGGATGTCGCGGCGCACGAGCGCATAGGCCCACAGGATGTGCTCTTCGGTGCGGATGCCGCCGGGCACGGCCAGAATCAGCGACACCTTTGCCACCTGCTCATAGGCGCGCATGGCCAGCGCCTCCAGACCCGTCGAGGCCTTTGCATCGTCTGCCATCTGCTCAAACGCATCTGAGACCCTATCAAGAAGCTCTGCGCCACCGGGCGTTGTGGGGACAGGTATGCGGTCGTCGTAATACTCGACGCGGCCAGAGCCTGTCATGTCGAAGCTGCCGG